TTGGATTTTCTACTTCTACTCAAGGTAGATTTAATATTTCTTTAGGTTCAACCCAAACAAGATCTTTAAAAGAAGGAAGATATGTTTATGATATTCTCGTGAGTTCGGGTTCTACTGTTTATAGAATTGTTGAGGGAAATATTTTAGTAAAACCCGGTATTTCTTCGGCACCATAAATATTCTGAGAGGTACTAATAAATGGCGCAACCATCTACTAGACAAGAATTAATAGATTACTGCAAGAGAAAACTGGGAGCGCCAGTTTTAGAAATTAATGTTGCCGATGAGCAAATTGAAGATCTCGTAGATGATGCTGTCCAGTTTTTTCAAGAAAGACATTTTGATGGTGTTTATCCTACATTTTATAAGTATAAAATAACAGCAGATGACATTGCTCGTGGAAGAGCAAAAGGACTCGATGCAAATAGTAATGTTGGTATAGTTACAACAACCGTAAATACTAATATCGTAGGAACAGCAGTAACATTCAGTTATACAGAAAACAGTAACTATTTACAGGTTCCACCCAATATTATTGGCGTAAATAAAGTTTTTAGTTTTGATAGTTCAAATACTATTACCCATAATATGTTTAGTGTAAAATATCAATTATTTTTGAATGATGTTTACTATTGGGGAACAACTGAACTTCTAAGTTATGCAATGGTTAAAACTTATTTGGAAGATTTAGATTTTCTTCTAAATACTCAGAAACAAATTCGTTTTAATAAAAGACAAGATAGATTGTATTTGGATATTGATTGGGGTTCTGTTAGTGAAAATAACTATTTCATTATTGACTGCTATTCTACTCTAGATCCAAACGATTATTCAAGAGTTTGGAATGATTCTTTTATTAAACCATATCTGACTTCATTAATTAAAAGACAGTGGGGACAAAATATGATGAAATTTACTGGGGTAAAACTTCCCGGTGGCGTTGAACTGAATGGAAGGCAAATGTATGATGATGCGCAAAGAGAGATTGATATTTTGATGGAAAAAATGTCCAATACTTATGAACTTCCTCCTCTAGATATGATCGGATAAAATGTTAAATCCATTTTTTCTACAAGGTTCTTCTTCAGAACAAGGTTTAATACAAGATCTGATAAATGAACAGATTCGAATGTATGGTGTCGAAGTATATTATATTCCAAGAAAGTATGTTACAGAAAAGACTGTAATAAAAGAGGTTATACAATCAAGATTTGATAATGCTTATCCATTAGAAGCATATGTCAATAGTTATGATGGATATGGTGGGGCAGGAACTATCTTATCAAAATTTGGTATTCAGGATCTTGACGATTTAAGTTTAATAATTTCTAGAGAGAGATTTGAAACTTATATCAGTCCCCTCATAAAAAACTTAAATGATATAAAATTATCTACAAGGCCCAAAGAAGGAGATTTGATTTACTTCCCACTAGGCGATAGATTATTTGAGATCAAATACGTAGAACATGAACAACCATTTTATCAACTTCAAAAAAATTATGTTTACGAATTAAAATGTGAACTCTTTAGATATGAAGACGAAGTTGTTGATACCAGTATTGAAGAAATAGACGATAATATTCAAAATCAGGGTTATATTCAGACTTTATCTGTAGTTGGGGCAGCAGTAACTGCAACTGCATTTACAAATATTGTCAATGGTGGAGTTAGATTCATTAGAGTATCTAATAGAGGAGGTGGATTTAATACGCCACCAAAAGTGGCAATTTCTTCTGCTCCATCTGGCGGATACACTGCAGTTGGTGTTGCAACGATGATCGATAACTTGATTGACTGTAATGGAACATCGTCATTAAAAGTTCAAGGAGTTGAAGTTGTCAACTCTGGATATGGATACACGGTTGCTCCTGCAGTTGCTTTCATTGGAGGAGGAGGAAGTGGTGTTGCCGCAACAGCAATAATAGGTGATGGTATTGTTGGAATAGTTACAATAACAAACGGTGGTTCGGGTTATTCAGCATCCCCAACAGTAACATTTAGTGGTCCAGGAATAGGAACTACAGCAGTTGGTTATGCTGTAGTTAGTGCTGCTGGTACAATTACTCAAATAAGACTCAGTGATGCAGGCATAGGATATACTGTCGCACCAACTATTACGATAGCAAGTCCAGGTTCAAATGGAACAGGGTCATTTAAGTACAATGAAATTGTGACAGGATCAGTTTCTGGAACGACTGCAAGAGTAAATTCTTGGGATTCGAATAATAATAAACTTGAAGTTTTTATTGTCAGTGGATCTTTTGCGTCAGGAGAAACTATTACAGGATCCACAAGTGGAGCATCATATAAATTAAGAACACTAAAATCAGACAATCTTGTTGATCCTTATTCTCAAAATGACGTTATAGAGGAAGAGGCAGATAAAGTTATTGATTTTAGTGAGTCAAATCCTTTTGGCACATTGTGAATTAAATAAATATTATATAAAATTTAAATAATAAAATGTTTGAATATTTCTACAACGAAATTTTTAGAAAGACAATTGTGTCTTTTGGATCTTTATTTAATGATATTACAATAAAGCATAAAGACAGTTCTGGTTCTAATGTTAGTGTAATAAAAGTTCCTTTAGCTTACGGTCCAACTCAAAAATTTCTAGCTAGATTAGAACAATCTCCAGATTTAAATAAACCAGTTCAAATAACATTGCCAAGAATGTCTTTCGAACTTGTTGGAATATCTTATGATGGTTCTAGAAAATCTTCAACAGTTCAAACATTTTTATCCCCATCTGTTTCTGATGAGACTCAACAAAGAAAAACATATCTTCCAGTACCATACAATTTAGACTTTGAACTTAGCATATTTACGAAGTTAAATGATGATATGCTTCAAATCATTGAACAAATCTTACCATATTTTCAACCAGCATATAACATCACGATTGATTTAGTTTCTGAAATAGGAGAAAAAAGAGATGTACCAATTATTCTGAATAGTGTATCCATGAGTGATGATTATGAAGGTGATTTCTCCCAAAGAAGATCTCTGATTTACACTTTAAGATTTACCGCAAAAACGTACCTATTTGGACCAACATCTTCTGTTTCTACAGATATTATCAAAAAGGTTTCTATTGGACTTATTTCTGGAGATTCTACTTCAACGCCAACTAGAGAAGTTGTATACTCAATAGAACCAAGAGCTACTAAGAATTACACAGGTAATATTACGACAAATCTATCCAAAAATCTATCTGATATTGATACATTAGTTGAAGTTAATGATGCATCATCTATTGCAGTCAATACATATATTTACGTAGATGAAGAAGAAATGTATGTTGACAAAAAAGCAGGTAATGTACTCACTGTTACAAGAGGTGCAGATAGTACAAAAGCATCTTCTCACGTTTCTGGATCTGCGGTTTATCGCATAACTAGTGAGGATAATGCTCTAATTCAAACTGGAGATGACTTTGGATTTAGTGAGAATATCCTATGAAAATGACAAAGAAATTCGACGAGATTAATAAAACTTTTAATGTCGATGCGGAAGTAATACCTGCAGAGACTAAGAATATTTCCAGTGAAATTGAAAAAATATCTTCTACTGTAGATGATGTCAAAAAAGATTATGAATATACAAGAGGGAATCTTTACTCAATTATAGAAAAAGGTCAAGAGGCAATCAATGGGATTCTAGAACTTGCCCAAGAAAGTGAAATGCCAAGAGCATATGAAGTTGCTGGTCAATTAATTAAAAACGTTGCAGACGCAACAGATAAGTTAATGGATCTTCAAAAGAAACTAAAAGACATTGAAGAAGAAAAAGTTGGTAAAAGTCCCACAACAGTTAATAATGCTTTATTCGTTGGATCTACTGCAGAATTAGCTAAACTTTTAAAGAACAATGAATTAGACCAAAAATGAACACAGAACTCCAAGAATTTTTTTCTCTAATAGGTAAAGCAAAAAAAGAAAAAGATGATGAGTTTAAGTCTCTTGTAGGTGAAATTAATATTGATTCTATTTTTACTCAGGTAAAAGAGTCAGTAAAAGAAGAAAAAATAAAAAAAGAAAAAAAACAAAAACAATTAGAACGTCAAGTTAAAGCTCTAGAATCTTGGTTGTATTCCGAACCAATAAAAAAAGAAGATAAAGTAATTGTCGAGGATGAAAAAGAGGAAGAAAATTTACCGGAGGTAGAGGAGTTTGATTCAGTTCAAGTAGAGGAAAATGTTGATTCTGAGTATAAGAATGAAGAAGATTTGCAAATTAATCTAATAGAGGAGTCTGAACCACTAACAGAAATTTGCGAGTACAAAGAACATGATACTAAAGAAAATGATACTATAGACAATGCTCTTAAAATTTTAGAGCAACTTAAAACCAAAAAAGAAGTTCAGGAAAATACAACTGATCCAGAAATAATTAAAATAAGAAGAGAATTAGAATATTTAAGAAACATCGTCAATGCTCAAGGTGGTGGTGGAGAAGTTCGTCTAGAATTTCTGGATGATATTGATAGAGATAGTGCGAAAAGAAATAATTATTACTTAAAGTATGATTCCTTAACAAATAAATGGATTGGTGATCCAGGCGGAGGAGGAGTTGGTACACAAGATCTAAACCAAACTCTTGGATATGGAAACACTTCAAATATTGGATTATCTGTTGGAATCGTTACTGCTACTTATTTTGTAGGCGACGGTTCTTTATTAACTAATATTGGAATTAATTACGCAACTACTGCGGGTATAGCAACTTACTCAACAACATCAGGAATTGCTACTTATTCTACATCTGCTGGCATATCAACATATGCTACAACTGCAGGTGTAAGTACTTATGCATCCACAGCAGGAATAGCAACTTTTTCGCAGGGTCTTACAGGAACACCTAGCATAACAGTTAATAATATAATCGCAACATCCGCAACTTTTAGTGGAAACGTTTCAATTGCAGGGACTTTAACATATGAAGATGTAACAAATGTAGATTCTATTGGAGTTGTTACTGCAAGAAGTGGGGTTGATATCGGATCTGGAACTTCAGCATCAATAATTTCTCTACAAGCATCATCAACCGAAACTACAACAACGTCTTTAACTAATATAGATACATTTAGTATAAACACATATAGATCTGCTCAATATCAAATTCAAATATCAAGAGGATCATCATATCATCTAACATCATTAAATGTTTTACATGATGGGGTAGATGTTTATTTGAGTGAATATGGAACTATTCGAACTTCAGAATCTCTAGCATCTTTTAATGCAGATATTAATTCTGGTAATGTACGAATTTTAGTTACTCCTTCATCAAATTTATCAACGATTTTTAAAATATCAAAAGTTTTAACAAAAATCTAATGAAAACATTTAAACAGTTTCAAGAAGATTGGTCTAATAAATATAAAAAGAATATTGATTGCTCAAATCCAAAAGGATTTTCTCAACGTGCTCATTGTGCGGGGAGAAAAAAAAGAGCAAAAGGTGAGCAGACTAAATCAAAACCAGTTGAATAATGCCTAAGATCAAGTCACATAAAACCGTTGAGCAAATTGCAAAGAAGCATCGTCTTGATGTTTCTTTTATTCAAAAGCAACTTGATATGGGGGAACCTATCGAGCATGAACATACTCAAGATCATGAACTTGCTCGTAATATTGCTCTTCAACACTTAGATGAGATTCCAGATTATTATACTCGTTTGAAAAAGATGGAGGCAGATGCTAAAAAGCATCATAAAAAATTTAAAGATGTGAAAGAAGAAACAACATCTGGTGACGAAACTCTCGGAGATTGGTTTAGAAAATCAAGTGGAACTGATCCAAAAACAGGAAGGAAAGTTCGAGGTTGGAGACAAATTGGGGGACCTTTTGCTGGTGCTCCATGCGCTCGTCAACCAGGACAAACTTCCACACCAAAATGCGGAAGTTCTAAGATGGCAGCAAACCTATCCGATGAGGAAGAGGAAGCAGCATTTAGAAGAAAAAATAGAAAAGACCCCAATCAGCCAGAAAAAACGGGTGCAGCAAAACCAACTAACGTCAGAACTGAAGAAATGGATTTACAAGAAAAGAAAAAGGAAGGCAAAAAAGACGCTTGTTACCATAAGGTAAAATCTAGATATTCTGTTTGGCCAAGTGCCTATGCATCTGGAGCACTTGTAAAGTGTCGTAATGTTGGTGCTGCAAACTGGGGAACTAAATCGGAGGAAACTATGCACGAAGAAGAAAGATATTGTCCTTTATGCGACAAAAGAGAATCAAGATCTGAATGTTCTTATGGCGAAAAGGCATGGGATAAGGTTTCTGTAAAGGATGAAGAGTACTCAATGGCAAGATCAGAACTTAAAACGATTGAAGATGCCGTAAAGAGACTTAAAGCAAAAGTTGGCAAAGGCGAAGGATCACTAGAGGCGTGGGTGCAATCAAAAATCACTAAGGCAGCGGATTATATTGACACTGCTGCAGATTATATTGCAAGTGGCGAAATGGAAGAATCTTTTGGATATGAGATAGATCCATCTACACACAAGAAAGCACAAAAAAGAGAAAAAATCAGAACAAAGTGTTGCTAAGAAAAAATTAGGATCAATTGCAGAACTTCCAAAGATTAAAAAGGAAGAAAAAATTGTTGATAAAATTACTAGTGAGATTGTAATAGAAAAATGTTGGCCTGGATATAAAAAGAAAGGCATGAAAACCATGTTTGGAAAAAGATATCCAAATTGTGTAAAAGCAGAAGATGTAACTATTGAAGATGCCGATGGAAACACCTTCGCTGAAGTTGTCGATATTATTAAACCAGAACCAATTAGAGGATTTAAGTCTCAAGTAAGTGAGGCAACAAGACTTCAAGCGCAGACAGGTAACGTAATTGCAGTTACTCTTTCTTGGAGAGGAAAATATTATTCACTTAAGATGTTTTTCCCCCAAGTTAAGACCCCATCAAGAAAAGAAATTAATGATGAACTCCAAAAAGTTTATCCTGGATCTGTCGTAATTTATCATTCAATTTCAGAGATTCAACCAGGACAACCACTCATTCAGATGTTTGGTCCTCAAGGAGGAAGTTCAGCAAAACCTGGACCATCAAAAAATTATGTAAAACCTATGGGCGAAGAGGTTGAAATATCAGAGGCAAAAAAGTCTGAAATGAAGTGCAATAAGCCAAAAGCTGAAGCACATGGTTCTGGCGAAACTGGAAAATCTCACGTCGTAAAGGCTTGTGAAGGTGGAAAAGAAAAATTAATTCGTTTTGGACAACTTGGAGTCAAAGGTTCTCCAAAGAAAAAAGGAGAATCTGATGAATATGCAAGTCGTCGTCGTAGATTCCAAACAAGACATGCAAAAAATATTGCAAAAGGAAAAATGAGTGCCGCCTTCTGGGCCAATAAAGTTAAATGGTAAATTGAGGTTAATTTATTATGTCAAATGATGTCTATCTTGGCAATCCTTTACTAAAAAAAGCAAATACTCCTATTGAATTTACTCAAGAACAAATCATTGAATTTGTTAAGTGTAAAGATGATCCGGTTTACTTTGCAAATAATTACGTAAAGATCGTAACACTTGACCATGGACTGCAAAATTTTAAACCATATCATTTCCAAGAAAAGTTAATTAATAACTTTCACAATCATAGATTTAATATATGTAAGATGCCACGACAGACTGGTAAGTCTACAACTGTGGTGTCTTTTTTATTGCATTATGCAGTTTTCAACGATAACGTAAATATTGGTATTCTTGCAAACAAAGCGGCAACTGCTAGAGAATTATTAGACAGACTTCAAACTGCTTATGAGAATCTACCAAAGTGGATGCAACAAGGTATCATATCTTGGAATAAAGGTTCTCTAGAACTTGAGAATGGTTCAAAGATTTTAGCGGCATCCACTTCTGCATCTGCTGTTCGAGGAATGTCTTTTAACATTCTATTCTTGGACGAATTTGCATTCGTTCCAAATCATATTGCAGATTCATTCTTTGCATCTGTTTATCCCACTATTACTTCAGGTAAGCAAACAAAAGTTATTATAGTTTCTACGCCTCACGGTATGAATCACTTCTACCGAATGTGGCATGATGCAGAAAAAGGTAAGAATGAATATGTATTTACGGATGTTCATTGGTCTGAGGTTCCTGGTAGAGATGAGGAATGGAAAAAGCAAACGATTGCAAACACAAGTGATCAACAGTTTAAAGTTGAATTTGAATGCGAATTTTTAGGATCTGTTGATACTCTTATTGCACCATCTAAACTCAGAACCCTCGCCTATGACGCCCCTAAGACTCGGAGCGCAGGTTTAGATGTTTATATGGATCCGCAAGAGAATCATGATTATCTAATCACTGTAGACGTTGCTAGAGGGGTAGGAAATGATTACTCAGCGTTTGCTGTCGTGGATATTACAGAGTTTCCTCATAAAGTTGTAGCAAAATATAGAAATAATGAGATAAAACCAATGCTATTTCCTAGCATTATTCACGAAACAGCGACAGCTTATAATAACTCTTATATTTTATGTGAAGTTAATGATGTCGGCGATCAAGTAGCAAGTATTCTTCAATACGATTTAGAATATAATAATCTTCTTATGTGTTCTATGCGAGGTAGAGCAGGTCAAATTGTTGGACAAGGATTTTCTGGTAAGAAAACTCAACTTGGAGTAAAGATGTCCAAGACTGTAAAAAAGATTGGATGCCTTAATCTCAAAACAATGATTGAAGAGAATAAACTCTTTTTGAATGATTATGAGATCATTTCAGAACTTACAACATTTATTCAAAAGCATAATTCATTTGAAGCAGAAGAAGGTTGTAATGATGATTTGGCAATGTGTTTGGTGATTTATGCTTGGTTAGTTGCTCAAGATTATTTTAAGGAACTTACGGATCAAGATGTAAGAAAAAGATTATATGAAGAACAAAAAAATCAAATTGAACAGGATATGTCTCCTTTTGGATTTATTTCTGACGGACTAGATGGTAACGCAAGTTTTGTTGATGCTGAAGGTGATAGATGGCATGTTGATGAATATGGAGACAGATCATATATGTGGGAATATATGTAAATGGATATAGACAAACAATTAAAACTTGGTCATCTTTTATTAATGGATAGACAATGTAGATCTTGTGGAGAAATAAAAAATTTAGTAGATGAATTTTATCGAACAAGAAAAAACAGGGGTCCAGTTGCTTCTTCTTATTCCTATGAATGCAAAGATTGTACAATAAAGAGAATTTTAAGGGATAGAAAGAAAATTTCTAAAAACTTTTATTGGGAATATCCTGATTGGTAGATATTCACGTCACATTTCCCCCGTGAAAAGTAACTTTTTAATAAATATTTTTTAGATAAACTGAGATTTTACGGAGAAAAACATGGCGACTCCTCAATTATCTCCCGGTGTACTTACGAGGGAAGTAGATTTAACAGTTGGGAGAGCTGAGAATGTATTAGATAATATTGGTGCTATTGCCGGACCTTTCGCAATAGGACCAGTAGAAGAAATTATTGACATCAGCACGGAACAAGATTTAGTCAATAATTTTGGTAAACCAATTTCAACTGATGCTCAATATGAGTATTGGATGAGTGCAGCATCATACCTCTCATATGGCGGTATTCTTAAAGTTGTAAGAACTGATGGCACTACTCTTAATAATGCAAATGCTGGAGTTGGAGCTGCTTCCACAACTTCATTGAAGATCAAAAACTATGATAATTACAACTCTAGTTTTATTGACGCGACTAACTTTACTTATGCCGCCAAAACTCCAGGAAAATGGGCAAACAATCTAAAAGTTTGCACTATCGATGATTTAGCAGACCAAAGAGTTGCTATTACCACCACAAATCTTGGGGCATTAGGTGCAGTCATTGGATATGGAGTGACAACAGCAATCACCAATGTAGTTTTACCTGGAGCTGGAACAACCTCACTGTTCAATGGTTATCTAAAAGGTATCATCACTGGTATTACTACTGATGCTACTAACTCCAATAGCACCATCGACATTAAGGTACTTTCAAGAGTTTCTGCTGCAGGTACTGAAACGCCAGTCACTTATGCACAAGGCAATTCAATCCAATCATTTGAAGCAACTGACACTCTTTATTTCGTAAACAACTCTGGCATCAATACTGGTTCTACTGCATCAGCAGTAACTGTAGTTGATTGGTATGACCAACAAACTCTTGGTCTTACAAATTCAATCATCTACTGGAAGTCTATTGCTCCAAAACCAGCATCAAACAACTATTCCGTACAAAGAAACGGAAAGAATGATGCGATGCACATTGTTGTTGTTGATGATACTGGTTCTATCACTGGAATTCAAGGAAACATCCTTGAGAAGCACATAAGTGTTTCAAAGGCATCCGATTCGGTTTCCTCTGTAAATTCTCCACAGAAGATTTGGTACAAGAACTATCTCGCCAACTTCTCACAATACATTTATGCCGGATACAATCCATCACTTGCAAGTGATTCTCAATGGGGATCTAATCCAGTAGCAACTGGTTTCTCAACTGCGTTTACTCCATTTACCTTACCACAAGGTCAGTGGGGACAAGCAGCTCAGGGAGTAACTTTCAGTGCTATCGGAAACGTTGCATATAACTTCGGCGGAGGAGTTGATTATTCTGCAAATGGTGGAATGTCTGCATCTCTTGGAGATCTTGTATCTGCTTATGATCTATTTTCAAACAAAGATAGAGTTGCAGTTGATTTCCTAATTAATGGACCAGGACTTGCTAACGAGTCAGATTCACAGGCAAAAGCAAATAAACTAATCTCACTTGCAGAAGGAAGAAAGGATTGTGTTGCTGTTGTTTCTCCTCATAGAGCAAATGTTGTTGATCTAACAAATGCAACGACTCAAACTAATAATGTAATTAGATTCTTCAGTGCTCTGTCTTCTTCATCATATGCAGTTTTTGATAGTGGTTATAAGTATACTTACGATAGATTCAACAATCTATTCAGATATATCCCATGCAATGCTGACATTGCTGGATTGATGATGAGAACAAACCTCAATTCTTATCCTTGGTATTCGCCTGCAGGTCAGCAAAGAGGTGTTCTGAATAATGCAATCAAACTTGCATATAATCCTTCTAAGGATCAAAGAGATCTACTTTATACTGCAAGAGTTAATGCTATCATCAGTCAACCTGGAATTGGCATTTACCTCTTTGGCGATAAGACTGCTCTAGGATATGCATCTGCCTTTGACAGAATTAATGTTCGTCGTCTGTTCTTAACTATTGAACAAGCACTTGAGAAAGCATCTCAAGCACAACTCTTTGAACTCAACGATCAGATTACAAGAGCAAACTTTGTAAACATCGTTGAGCCATACTTAAGAGATGTTCAAGCAAAAAGAGGTCTATATGACTTCTTGGTAATTTGTGATGAGACTAATAACACTCCAGATGTAATTGATAATAATGAATTTAGAGCTGACATCTTCCTGAAGCCAACAAAATCTATTAACTATGTAACTCTGACGTTCGTTGCTACCCGAACAGGTATTAGTTTTGAAGAAGTAGCAGGTAGAGTTTAATTAATTTTGCAATAACCACATAAGGAGGAACTAAAAATGTCTAGTCTCAGAACAATCACAGGATTCAAAGAAAGACTTGCAGGTGGTGGCGCAAGACCCAATCTATTTGAGGTTGAAATCCCATCCTTCCCAGCACCTATTACCAATCTATGGAAGGCAGGTGCTGGTCAAGAAATTGACACCTTCAAGTTCTTATGTAAGGCAGCGGCACTTCCCGCATCAAACGTCGCGCCAATTGACGTTCCATTTAGAGGACGTATTCTAAAAGTCGCTGGTGACAGAACTTTTGATACTTGGAACATTACAATTATCAACGATGAAGACTTTAAACTGAGATCTGCATTTGAACTATGGATGAACAATATTAGCAAACTGGATAATAACAGTGGTGCCACTAATCCAAGTTCTTATATGACTGATGCTTATGTTCATCAACTCGGAAGAGGTTATGATAAGGGAAAATTTTCTACCACGAATAATGGGGGAAATGACACAACTTTGGAAACTAATATTTCTCCACTGAGAACATATAAGTTCCATAGTATCTTCCCAACAAATGTTAGTACAATTGATCTTTCATATGATTCTTCAGATACTATTGAAGAGTACAGTGTAGAATTCCAAGTTCAATACTGGACTGCCGGAAAGGGTGCGAATAAGAATGACGCAACCAACGTTTTAATTAGTTGATAAATATTAGAATAAAGACCAATCAAATAAATTATGGCAAGACTATTTGGATTCTCTATTGAGGATAATGAACCACTATCTCCAAGTACGGTCTCTCCCGTTCCTCCAAACAATGAGGACGGGTCAGACCATTACCTGAGTAGTGGTTTTTTTGGTTCATATGTTGATATTGAAGGTGTCTATAGAACAGAATTTGATCTAATCAAAAGATATCGCGAAATGGCACTTCACCCAGAATGTGATAGTGCCATTGAGGATATTGTAAATGAAGCAATCGTATCAGATACAAATGATACTCCAGTAGAAATAGAACTTTCAAATCTCAATGCCAGTGACGGTATTAAGAAAAAGATTAGACAAGAGTTTAAGTATATTCTTTCACTTCTAGATTTTGACAAAAAATCTCATGAAATTTATAGGAATTGGTATGTTGATGGGAGAATTTACTACCATAAAGTAATTGATCTTAAGAATCCTCACGAAGGAATTCAAGAGTTGCGTTACATAGATCCAATGAAAATGAGATATGTAAGGCAACAGAAAAAATCCGAAAAAGACAAGTATAGATTATCAAATATTAATACAGATAATCCTATGGATTTTGAATTTCCTCAGATTGAGGAATACTTTATCTACAATCCAAAAGCGACTTATCCCGCAGGAAGTCCTTCATCCATGGGAGGATCTGCAGGTATCAAAATGGCTAGAGACTCTATTACTTACTGTACTTCCGGTCTAGTAGATAGAAATAAGGGATCAACTCTCTCATATCTCCACAAAGCAATCAAGTCACTCAACCAACTAAGAATGATTGAGGACTCTCTTGTTATCTACAGATTGTCTCGTGCTCCTGAGCGTCGTATTTTTTATATTGACGTAGGTAATCTTCCCAAAGTAAAAGCAGAACAATATCTTCGTGATGTTATGATGCGGTATCGCAATAAACTTGTGTATGATGCAAACACAGGGGAAATTCGTGATGATAAAAAGTTTATGGCAATGCTTGAAGATTTCTGGTTGCCAAGAAGAGAAGGTGGCAGAGGAACTGAAATCTCTACACTTCCCGGTGGACAAAACCTTGGCGAAATTACCGATATTGAATATTTTAAGAAAAAACTTTTCCGCTCATTGAATGTTCCACCTTCAAGAATGGATGGAGAAGGCGGATTTAATCTAGGTCGCTCTTCAGAAATCTTAAGAGATGAAGTTAAGTTCAGTAAATTTGTTGCTCGTTTGAGAAAAAGATTCTCTTACATGTTCCACGATATGCTTAAGACTCAACTGATTCTTAAAAATATTATAACCCCAGCAGACTGGGATATTATGCAAGAGCATATTCAGTATGATTTCTTATATGATAACCATTTTGCTGAACTTAAAGATGCAGAACTTCTGAACGAAAGATTGAATATGGTTCAAATTGCAGAACCTTATATTGGAAAGTACTTCTCACAAGATTATGTAAGACGTAAGATTCTTCGCCAAACTGACGAAGAGATTATTGAACAAGATAAGATTATGAAAAAAGAAATCAAAGATGGAATTATTCCAGATCCAAATATTCCAGTAGATCCAACAACAGGTATGCCATTGGGACCAGAAACAGCAGGAATGGATTTGGGACAACCAGTAATGGAACCAAACCTTGATGCTCAAGGTGCTGCAACTCAAGTGAATGCCAAAGTTGCGGAAATGCCCAAAGGTGGCGAAATATAAATAAAAACGATTATTGAAAGGTATTAAAAAATGGATGATCTTTTAGATATGATTGCTGCTGACGAATCACCTTCGCAGATTAGTGATAAGATTAAAGAACTTCTTTTTACAAAATCCGCAGAAAAAATTGATGAGTTTCGT